GGTCCTCCGACAAGGTAACGATCCTTGGTCGCACGATTATCAGTCGTGTGCTCTACCTTTGAGCTATCGGAGGAAATTGGTAGACTCTTCGGGACTCGAACCCGAGACCTTCGGTTTAAAAGACCGCTGCTCTAACCTACTGAGCTAAGAGTCCTCAGTGGCAGACTCGACGTTCTCGCAATCCGTATGGAGTACGATCCCAAGTCGTAAAGCAACGAGGACGTGGCTGTACGAACACAGGTCGCGGTGCCGCATAGTACGGACGAGCAACGGGATACGGTGCTGGAGTGTACACATCGACCACAGGGCGAGGACGATAATATCCACCATCATACACAGTCGCGTTGCAGCCTGCGAGACCAAGCGCAAGAACTGAGACTGCCATAATTCGTTTCATGCTACACTCCATTCATAGTCGTCGATTGTACAGACGGATTCATTTCCGTCGTATTCGTCGATGCGATATTTAGTCCCCGCAGGGAGCTCTGTGATACGCAAATCAGAAAATCTTGTGTTTGCTTCGTCACCAAGTTCTTCTACGACTTGCACAAGAGCGGGATCAGCGCGATTGATATCTGAGCGGCTAGTTGCCTGACCGCCAAGTTCGCGATATCGTTCCCATGCAGCTTCCGAAAGACCGAAGCCACCGAAGCAAGCGTTATATACTATCTTAGTCACTTTCATCTCCATTGTCAAGTGGTGATCGCGGATGGACTCGAACCATCGGCCCACAGCTTAGAAGGCTGTTGCTCTATCCGACTGAGCTACGCGACCTTTTCTCGTATAACGTTTACGTGACTGCTTGATCCGCGCACGGTATTTAGCAGTTGCCAAGTCCTTAGCAATAGGATTACGTTTTAATCCTTTGCAGCTTTCCGACGAGTTCCCAGTCATACGTTTTTACCTTTGTCTTTTTGTTTTTGACGAAGTCCATCTTGTAGCCAGTAAAATCCTCTAGGTACTTTACCGCTTCCTCGATGTTATCGAATTCCTTGATGCCAACATTCTTATTCAGATATGGCTTTGCTCTGTACTTCATGCTGCAAGTTCCTTTACCAGCTTGCCCATACGACGACCGTGGGCAGGATAAGCAACGACTGCAACATCTTTCGACCAGCAAGCGCGGCAATCACCGCACTTACCAGAACGCTCGTAAGCATCGCAAACCTTGGTTGCAGTTGTTTCGCTGTCGGCAAACGGGATAACCGTCGAACCGTGATCAGCGTCATACTCGCCAGTCATTGAGTCCGACGAGAAACGAACTGCAGCGTTAGGAAGCTGCTTCATGCGTTCAAGGATTGCACGAATACGCGGAACCTTGTAGGACTTAGTTGGCAGCCAGTGACGAACATGAGGAGTCTTTTGCATGACAAGAAAAATCTTGAAAGCCAAAGCAGGATGATATACGTCGCCAGAGTCGAACCAGCGAAAATACTTTTGACGCTTCAGCTCGGCAACCATATCGTCGACCCACTCAGCACGCTTCCAATCCTCGCGGTTGTGCTCACGGACTTTAATCGCGTCAGGCATCATATAGAAACCCTCGGCAGCATAGCATCCGGCACAAACATCGACAGGCTGCTTCGTATTCGGATCAATAGATCCGGGGCAGGTTTTGCGTGCTTGGAGTGACCAAGACTTAGCAGGCATCTTGGAGGCTTTCGACAACTTAATCATTACCAAATCTCCGTTGTTCATTTATCTTAGCTTTATGATACCACGGGCTGACTGGTATTGTCAAGTGCCCGTGGTACTTAAAACCAAGATTACTCGGAATATGTTTCGCGCTTCAGGTATTCCTGAACGCTAGCACGAGCTGCAGCCTTTTCTTCTGCTGCAATTTCAGCTTCAGAAGCATAGAACGACTCGCGGATCGCACGCTGTTCGGGAGTCAAACGATCCTCGATGCGCTGTAACTTCTGCTTGGCAGAGACAGCGCGCATCGTCTTGAGGTTCGCAGCCTTGACAGCTTCGTCTGACTTCTTGGAAGGTGACTTGTTACGAGCAACGATAGCATCGACCTCTGAGCTGATCTGCTTAGCGGTTACAGTCTTGGTACGAGCCTTGGAAGCCTTCGGCTTAGCAGCAGCCTTGGGAGCAGCAGCAAGCGCGGTAGGGGTCGAGGTAGTACGATAAGAAACAACAGCCTTACCACCGTCGCGAACGGCCTCTAGCTTGATGCCAGCCATACGAGCGTGCGACAAAGCGGAACGAGCACGACGCTCGTTACCAGTAACCTTGAGCAGCTGATCGGGAGTAAAGGTGTTACCGTTTGCCTTGAGCAGGTCGATAACGAAGTTAGCTTTGGTAGGGTTCAACTTGATAGCCATAATGTACAGGTCCTTTGTTGGTGACTATGATATAACATACCACGGGATTGTGGTTATTGTCAAGGGCGGGAGATAAGAAAACCGTAGGTGAATACCGCAAGCATGACAGCGACGAGCGACAGGAGGGGGGCTACGACGATGAAGATGTCTGAGGTACTCATATACTGGTTTCCTTCTCTCTTTACCTTATGATATATCATACCACGGGATTAGCGGTATTGTCAACGGACAAAACCCATTTTTTTGAAACTTTTTTGTTTCAATCTCCGTTACTTTCCCAAGCAGAAATAAGAGCATTGTAATTGATTTCGTAAGGGAGATTGAGAGTTTCAAGTTGCTTCAAGAATGTAATCTTTTCTGCAACAGTCTCCAATGCTTGAAAGTCTCTATAAATCGACTGCAGATCCATTTTTTACCCTTTATATTAGAGAAGTCTGATTGTTACTTTATTGTTACAATCAGCTGAGAGCGGGTGCTCTATACTGCTATCATACCCCAAGGGGGTTATATTGTCAAGTGCTCTATGACTCTCGTAACTGATCTGAGAGGGGGTCTATAGGGTAGGGGTACCTAGCAAAAAGGGTGTGACAACAATATCACACCCTAATCCTAGTGACAAATATATCACAATCCTAACTAGATAGGTTTTTCATTCTATAAAATACACTCCTGTCTTTATAGGAGAAAGATATTTCCTTTCTCTATCATCTGGATCGACTGTAGAAAAGTACGACTCAGCAATATCTAAAAAACGATCTTTGTAATTTAGATTGCTATTTAAGAACCATTCATCGCGCAGAGAGTAAACAAATGAACTAGCTTTACCATTACAGAAAATGCTATTAGACCATTTTGGATATATAATGGATTTGACTGTATTGTCATTCAAATAAGCATCAAACTTTTTTGAGTAACCGTTGAAACTTCTAATAGTATTAAAATATATTCTATTATCGGATAACTTTACAAAATTCAATATTGCATGTGCTTGTTTAACAGGAATTAAAGGATAGTCAGGTGTCCAATAAAAAAACTCGTCGTACCAACCTTTAAAATAGTTTCTTTGAACATAGGGAGTAACACAGTTATCAACATTATCGCAAAACTCTACATAATGTTTATCGTGCTTTCTGGAGTACCTAATCATAGGCTTTTCTTTACCCCAAACAAAGCACAACTTCTTTCCTTGTTCTATTAAGTTTTTATAATCGTCAATCTTTTCGCGGAACAACGATCTGGCTGGATTATTAGGGCTCATGTGGAAATTGACATTATATTCAAACTCTGTCTTCCACGTATCAATGATATCAATACAGAACTGAGATATATCAACAATACGAAATTTAAACTCAAACGATTCTTGTAGCTTTTTTATATCTGGAAGAACAACGTTTGTGATTTCAGCGTTATAGTGATTCTGATAGTCACCTGTTGCTTCATAATTCCAAGTCGTAGCTATTTCATCAATCTTGAGACCAGCGTCAATCCATGCAAGAAGTAGATTGTGACTATCAGAACCACCAGAATACCATAATACGACATAATCATACGCATCGCGGATCTGTCTTGCTCTTTGCTTGTACATTTCCCAGAGATCTGTCTCTGGCTCTTTTGTCCAATCAATCGCATTAAAGACTTCATTATTAAAGTTCCATAAGACTTTATCGCCATAAATTTTAGACCACTCTACAGCTTCAAACTTGCTATAGGATGTTCTTTCACCAACTTGATAGTAACCGAATTTGTCAGGATTAAATGTAATCATGGTACCCGCAGTCGGATTCGAACCGACACTGTCAAGATTTTAAGTCTCGTTCCTCTGCCTGTTGGGATATGCGGGCATTAGAAACACATATTATATAGTGTCTGTAGATCAAAGAAAATAGCTGGACCGTACGCCTTCCAGAGTAGCAGTCCAGCTATCAGTAACAAAGCAGCAAAAATATATGCTGCCCTAATCATTAAAACTTGAAGTTTACGCCAAGCGTCAGACGATCATCAGGACGTGTACGATCCCAATCTTCGATACGACGATAACGAGTATCAACTTCGATATTACGAGAGATGGCATACTTAATACCACCGCCGATATTCCAAGTCTTTTCGTTTGCTACATCAGACCAGCGATATCCAACACCGGCAAGACCGTATGGTGAGAATGAACCAAACTTCAAAGAAGTGATTACATTACCAGCAACATCTTGTGTATCACCCTGCTTGTAATCATAGGTACCTTCAATTCCAAGACCGAGAGGGCCAAGGCGAACAACATTATAACCACCAACTACGCCAATAGTCCATGGTGCATTACGATTAATACCATCTGAAACAGCACCACCAGCATTTACACCAATCCACATCTTTGGCTCAACAAGTGATCCACCAATAGGTGCAGTTGGATTTGTACGTGATGGAATGCTCGACGTGTCGGAAGCAACAGCAGAAACTGTGCTTACAACCAGGGCGAGTGCTACGAGTGCCTTCTTCATATTTACTCCTTAGTTGAAAAACGCATTATACAAAAGCAGGATACTTCCTGCAGCAAGTGCCATCCAATTACAGATGACTAACGCCACGGTGGTTTCCCACCAATCGCGAAGTTTGGAGCGGGCAACAGGATTCGAACCTGCGACGAACAGCTTGGAAGGCTGACACTCTACCTCTGAGTTATACCCGCAATCTTTTTTCATTGATTGTCAAGCCAGTTCATGATGTTTTCTGGAGACGTCTCGCCGTATGGATCGGTCTCGCAGTTGTTGCTATATCCTGGCTCTTCGAACCAAGCTTCAACGACGCCGTTGTTGACGACCATTGCATAGCGCCAGCTACGATCACCAAAACCAAGATTGCTCTTATCAACGCTCATGCGCATCTTAGAAGTGAAGTCATTGTTTCCGTCAGGAATAACCTTTACATTCTTGATGTCCTGTGCTTTAGCCCACGCATTCATCGTGAACGCATCGTTGACTGAAATGCAATAGATTTCGTCGATACCATGCTTCTGCTTGAACTCGTCGTACATTGTTTCGAAGCCAGGCAGCTGCATTGTTGAGCAAGTTGGTGTGAATGCTCCTGGAAGCGAGAATACAATTACACGCTTGCCACCGAAGTATTCGTAGCTGTTGACATCCTGCCAACGATATGGATTAGGACCACCAACAGACTCATCGCGAACACGAGTCTTGAATACCACTGCTGGAACAATAGAACCAATACGCTTCTTGCTTACACGAGCGTGTTGCTTAATTTCCCAGTTGTCATAGTCATCATCAATATCAATCATTTCTATAACCCTCATGCTTGTCTTGTTAGATAATTTGGTCGAACATACCTCGCACCAAAATATTCCTTGACCAGATTAATAACAACCTGATCGTCATATTCTTTACAAGAGAAAACGTCAAGATACATTGCATTACCACCCATGCCATCATCTGGAACAAAGTGTGCGCAGATATTTGACGTTTCAATCAACTGGACTAGCGTGTATCCAGCCTTGTTACCAGATCCAAAGTTTACGATCTGAGGTTCACCATAGGCAACCATGTCGATATCTTTGACCAGGCGCTTTGTAAAAGCATAGATAGTATCATAGCTGGTAATTGCTGCGTTGTCAAGTTCAGCGCAGTCAAGAATTAGATGATAACCCCAGTATGCCATGTTAGTCTCCTAAATTCGTTCGAAAGATTTACTGCTTCTTGTGTCATAGGTCCATTCGTACCATGACTCGAAAAATGCTCGTACAGCTTTCTCGTCGAACTTTGGATCCTTGAGGATATCGACGATGTTATCAGTCGTAGCTCTATTACTCACACAATCATACTCACAGCGACCGAAAGTAACAATCGGTGTTTTATGTAGCAAAGTTTCCATCCCTGTTCCAGAGTTTACAACAATTACAGCTTTGGCGTTGGGAATGAGATCGTGGATGGAAATATCGTTTACCCAAATTACATGGTTAAACTGACTTGCTGCCTGATATAGCGAGGCCATACTTCCTGGATTAACAGGATGACCTTTCACGATTAGTGGTATATTTAGTCTTTCAGTAGCCTTGCAGGTAGCAACCAGCGCATCTAAAACTGACACATCTGAGTGATATTTGATTGTTTCGTCGTGTGGAATCTGACAAGGAAAGAAGAAATACTCCTTTGGAAGATTTAGTTTCTGACTTGGTGGCTGTTCAAATTTACTTCCGCCAGCATAAGCACGAGCTTGCATTTGTGAATAAAAGCTACCAGGAGGAACAATACGATCTTTATCAAAGAGAAATGGATAGCAAGAAGCCCCGCCAGCAAATCCTTTAGAGTCAATATAGAATTGCCATGGAAATACAGATTGCATATAATAACGAACAATCTTGCCGCGAACAGGAAAAGTGTCAGCTGACTTATGCGGAATATAAACAATATCAGCGTCGAGCGACTCAACAAACTCTGGAGTAAACTGCCAGAGCGGCTTTTCAATAAAGCCAACCAAATCACCCTTCATACGATGACGATGAAGGAGACGATCACCCATCAATTTCCAATGTTCGCGGATTGGAGGGATTGTACCACGAGTTTCGGGAACTGGTCCTTCTTTAAATGTAACATCGAGACGAGGAAATAGAATTGTTACTTTCAACGCATCATCCTATCAAAGTGTTGCTTCTTCGCAACATAGGTTGGATTATCATATTTGCGCGGACCTTTACCAGTCCAAATTGTTGTTCCTTCCTTGAACTCCCAATCCATGAAGTTCGCATCGAAATACTGATAGTTGTAACGATCCTTCATGTTTTCATAGGTTTCGCTGATAGCAACTTGATCTAAGAACCAAGCGATAGGACCCTGACGAATACGATTCGCAACAGCTTGAGCAAAGTCGATTGCGCGAGACGAATAGTAAACTGCACCAGCTGCACAACGAGTTCCCTGAGCTTCCCATCCAACAGTTCCTGGCAGTGGATCGCGCAAGAACAAACCAACGTCACCATGCAAGCTGCTTTCGCTGATAGGCTTCATTATGAGACAGTCAGTGTCAATAATAAGATACTGATCAGGACGAGCAATCATCTGTGTCATAACAGAAAGAAAACGATCCGTCGCATACAGGGTTCGAATAGTATCTTGACGAATGGCGGGATTTTGAATCCACATAGGAGCATTTGAATGAGTAAATTCGCTCTGTGGCCATCCAGCAATCTTGTGATATCTAGACGAAAGATGATCTAGAAATTGCAGATCTTCATCGTTCGGATCAATAACATGAAGATGAAGTGAGGTTTCAGCGCAAGCAGCACTCGCGACAAGAGCAGGCGCATGTTCACGAAGATAGACAGAATCACATGAAGCGAAGAGTTTCATTTAACGTCCAATGATATTATATGTGCCGAATGTATCGTTATTGAGTTGGGGAACCCAGCCATTCATAGATGCTTCAGCTCGCATATCTTGCCATAATTTTACTAGATCCTGACGAGGATGCTCACGTCCTTCTCCTGTAAACCAAGTTGGTTTCCAAGGTTGAGTTGCCATTTCAGTATAGTGCAGATGCCAGATGTCATCAATAGCACGACCGTCGCCGTCATGACAGTTCCAACGCGGATCCATGTCAGTAACATAATATTTACTACCTGAAAACATATTGATATAGCGATGATGTGAGTCTGGATTGCCTTTCATTCTTGCAACTGGTTGGAGAAGATCCCCAAGTCTTTCGCAATCCATAACGATAACACAGAACTCATGACCTCCAAAGCGAGCACCACGCCGAGCAGCAAGAGGCTTACCTTGAAGATCAATGCTATACAGCTCAGCAATATCTTTGAGATTGAGTTGGTCCACATCCATGTAAATGGCGCGACCAGTAAATCCACACGCCTCTGGAATTGCCCAGCGGAATCCGCTAAAAGGCGTCGACCAGCGTTGAGTCTGCCAACCACCCCATATACTAGACTCATCCCGTGACTGACGCATCCAATGAATATCGAGCGGTATAGAAGAGTTTTTACGAAGTGTATACTCCAATACCATTTCTGCTTCAGAATCTTCATTGTTTGCAGAAGTTCCTACAAAGATGCGGATAGGCTCAATCATTCTTTCTATCTCCGAGCAGTTGGAGCAAGCTTACAAAGATATTGATGAAGTCAAGATACAACTGAAGCGCACCAAAGATGCCAGCCTTTTCACGATCTTCGCCTTCGGTATCCAACCAAGTATTCTTGAGCGTTTGAGTATCATAGGCTGTCAAGCCAGTAAAGATAAGAACGCCAAGACAGCTAATGGCAAAAGCAAATATCGAACTCTGAAGAAACAGATTAACGACGCCCGCAATAACCAAACCTAACGCTCCCATTATAAGGAATGAACCGAAACTTGTCAAGTCCTTTTTTGTAGTATAGCCATAGAGCGAAGCTGTACCGAAGGTGGCTGCACTAATAAAGAACACCTGAGCAATGCTACCCATCTTGAACACAAGGAAAATAGATGACAGCGATAAGCCCATAAGAGCAGCGAAAGAAAACAAAGCCATCTGAGCTGTACGGAAGTTCATCTTATCAAAGAAGAACGTAAACGCAAGTGAAGCCAGCAACGGTGAAAAGATAGCGACCCACTTGAAACTTGTACCCCAGATTGCAGTCATAAGTGCCTGATTGAAATTCAAGCCGAGAGCAACTACACCGCTAATCGCAAGTGCGATTGTCATGTTGTTATAGACCTGCAACATAAAGTTGCGAAGAGCTTCATCGTATGCAATACGATCAGCTTCTGTCGAAATATTTTTCCACGGAACATATTGATTCATAGACATTATCATCTCCTCTTATAGAACATACCAGTTGTTTGCATGAAGGGCTTTTGCATAGTTGACTTTTGTGTTCGAATAAGCTGCGTCACATCATTATCATAATCAAAACCATACTTATCAAATACATCACGCCAATATGTTAGCGGCTGACAGTTTACATGATGATGTCCAGGATAGCCTGGAGGCGCAGCAGTGCATACAACATACTTGCAGAGAGCGAATGCTTGCATATAGTTGTCTTGATACTTTTCTTCAACGTGCTCAAGAAACTCTACTGACCAACCAAGATCAAACTCAGCTTTTGTGGTAAAACAAGGACCAGTTGTAAAATCGTGAATAAGAATAAACGCGTCTTTCTCTTTCGGGACTTCCCAGTCACCGTCGATACCAAGTGCTTCCAGACCGCGCATCTGAGCGAGCGCGACCATACCGCCAGGACCACAACCAATATCAAGGAACGACTTGATACCAAATTCGCTAATCAAAAACGAAAGTGTTCCGCGATCATTGTGAGTCTTGTTGAGATGTCCGCCCAGATGCGAGGGCAGAGAATTTGGATTTGCTTGTGATGTGTTCTGGTCCACGATGCCACTTCCCATTAATGTTATCATTTAGATAGTTGTCATCCTCGAGAACGCCATGAGCAAATTGCTCTCTGACTTCTTCATAGTTTACTCTACCTTTTGTCGAATGTAAAGAGATTATTTCTCGCCTGAAGAGGGATTTATCAGAATCCTTGATCTTTGCCTTGAGTATGTCACTGGATCCATAGTATGTTTTCCAGTCGGATTCGGATCGCTGGCGGCGACTCTTTCCACGGGCTTTACGGATAGACCAGAAGTAT